TGTATGATGAAAGAAAACAGAGTCATAAAGATTTCGTATATAAGACAGAGGATTTTACTGATAAACTGTTATATCCTCGTTTAATTAGAACATATGTTGGCGATATTATGACAACTAACACAATCGGAGTTGCGAATACCTCTGATACAGCAGAAGTTGGTACAGCTAGTCTTGCGGTTAACGATTATCTTGAGATTAGTGCTACTGGTTTCTTAACTAAAGCTGAATCTAAACCCGCAACTGGTATTGTATGGAAAGTTGTTAAAGAGTACACAATGCCAGACGGACAGCCTGGTGTTAAAATTCAGAGAATTCAGTGATAAGGAGGAAAAAGACAATGGCATTAACAAGAGATCAGCTTATTGAATTGGCTAGGGCCAATGCTAAGGCTTCATTAAATCCTTCTGTTGCGTACTCTTTTGGCGGAGAGAAGCTCTCAGTAGATGCTCTGAATAAAACTTTTATTAAGGAGTTAAATGAACTTGGTTCTACTCCTCAGGATTTTAGAGAAAATAAGAATCTTATTTATACACTTATGGAAGTCGGTCTTACCGAAGTTCTTCCTCAGAAAGTTCTTCAGGCATACGGTCAGTTCGCAGATGTTCGTACATTTGCGCAGGGCGCAAAGCCAGTTTATAAGGTAAGAATTAGTGAAGCCTCTAGGAAGCGTGCAAAGCAATTTGTTACTAGAGTCGGTTTAGCTGGTAGATATGAAGTCTTCAAGTTAGATGGATATTCACTTGAAGTTCCGACAGCTGCTTATGGCGGAGCTGCTCGTATTGAGTGGGAAGAGCTTCTTGATGGTCGTATGACCATGAATGATTATTATAGTCTTGTTCTTGAAGGAATGGATGAAGCTGTTTATCGTGAAATTGCAAAAGCTCTTGAGGCATTAATTAATAATGTTCCTAAACTTCAGAAGTCTGTACAGACTACATTTAGTGAGGGTGAGATGGATAAGTTACTTCAGATCGCAGATAGCTATGGTGGAAAGAGTACAATTTATTGTACTTTTGAATTTGCTGCAACAATGCTTCCTGCTACTTCTACTAATTGGTCTGATGCAATGAAAGATGAGATTTGGAACAATGGTTATTTTGCGATTTATAAGGGACATCGTGTAATCATTCTTCCTCAATCTTTTGAAGATAATATTGGAATGACAGCTGATTATGCAGATAAGGTAATTGATCCTTCTCTTGCTTATATTATTCCGACTGGTGCAGAAAAACCTGTTAAGGTTGCTTTTGAAGGCGCTGCTCAGGTTAAATCTTTTGATAATCGTGATTGGTCTACAGAGATTCAGACCTATCAGAAACTCGGTGTAGCTACTTATATGGTAAATCCTGGAATTTGTATCTATCAGAATACTGCCCTTAAAAAGTATATTGGTACAAAGCCAAACGCTTGATAATATATTAAGGGGAGGATGAACAAAAATTCTCCTCCCCAATTTTTTAATATAAAAATGGAGATAAAAGGAGTTTTTAATATGATTGATAAGAATAAAATGGTAAAAGTCATTAATAAATTTAATGGTACAGTTGGTTATGATGTTCCAGAAATGGGTGTTCATAGAAATTTTTATCCAAAAGAAAGTAAAGAAATTAGTTTTGAAGAATTAGAGAGATTATCTTTTGTTCCTGGCGGAGATGTGATTTTAAGAAATTATCTTGAAATTGTTGATGAAGATGTAATTATGGCTTTATTTAATGAAAAGCCTGAACCAGAATATCATTATTCTGAAAACGATATAAAACAATTATTAACCACTGGTACTTTAGATCAGTTCTTAGATTGTTTAGATTTTGCGCCAGACGTAATTAAAGATATGATTAAAGATTTAGCTGTAGAATTGCCATTAAATGATATGGCAAAACGCCAAGCTATTCAAAATAAACTTGGTTTTGATGTTACGAGAGCAATCGAAATTAAAAATACTAAATATGATGGTGAAACAGAAGAAACTATTGAAACAAAAGTTTCTGGACGTCGTACGACACCAATTAAAACAAATAATGTAACTCCCACGCCATCTGGACGTAGATATAAGCCAATTACTAAAAACGAATAATTTTTAACAGGAGGTATATAAATGAATACAACTTCATTTTCACTTGTATATGACTCCTTCCTTTCAAAAATTACAGACGATATGTATTTAGAGTTAACAGAACTCGATACATTTAGAATGTTAGAACAATTATTACTTTCAGCTATTGAAAAATTTGAATTTCCTCGAATTGATATTTGGGATTATGAGTTATTTGAGATTTCAGACGAAACAACTTACAATGGAGCGGAAAGTAATCATGAATAGGTTCCAGCAATTATTTATAGTGGGGGATGTTTTAATAATCCATTAACTCATGAAGAAATAAATATTTTAGCTGTTTATATGATTGTAGAGTGGTTAAGTCAGCAGCTTGCGAGTGTTGAAAATACTCGAATGAAATATAGTGGCTCTGATTTTAAATTTACTTCTCAAGCTAATCATATGCAGAAACTTCTTCAATTAAAGAAGGACTATGAAAGAGAAGGTTTTCATCTTCAGCGCCTATATAAGAGAAGAGCTCCTGATAAAAATGGTATTATGAGATCTACTTTTGGATTATTAAGAACGCCTGTTAGTCATACTGTAGATGATTTAATAGATAAGAGAATTAGAACTAGCCAATCTAGTAATTCTTCATCTGATTCATCTGACAGAGGTGATGATAGTGGCAGAAATGTTTCTGATCAAAATTATATTACAGCATCTACTACACGTCCTCTGCATCAAGAACCTGGAGATATTTGGGTAGTATTGAAGCATTAAGGAGGCATAGCATGATTTTAAAATATAATGTATACATAGAAGAACAAACAATCCATAATAGATTGCAAAATCTTATTAATCAGACTTATAAACTCTTACCAAGTCGAGAAGAGGGCATTGATTGGGAAAAACCGTTACAAACAATATTAGAAGAATTGGCGGGAATGCAGAGATTAATGAATTGCGGCTATTCTGAAATTTTTTTTCCGTTATTAAATAAATTAGAAGGACTTTATTCATTAGTTGAAGATGATGATTTTTTTTGTTACAGAAGAACAATCTTTGAATGTTTAAGACTAATGAATGATTTACAAAGGCTAATATGTCCTTAGAATTGTTAAATAAAAGATTGCAATATCAGGGGGGCAATCAAGAACAAAGATTTATTAATGATAAGTTACGAAGTTTAAAAAAAGCCCTGTTATATTCATATCAAGCCGCAACTGTAATATTATCAGATGGAAAAGAATTTAGATGTTTGATTAATCCAGATAAAAATAAACCTGCTTATGATAATAAAATTCTTTCCATTCCATATAAAGATATTTGTTTAAATACTCCAAGGATAGGAAAAACATCTGAAGGAGAAATTGACATTAATATTAAACCAGGTGATGTTTTTACTTGGAAGGAAACAAATACACATTGGTTAGTATATTTAGAATATATTGAAGAAGATGCTTATTTTAGGTCAGAAATTCGTAGATGTGATCAAGAGGTAAAGATAGCAGATAACTCATATTGGGTTTACATTCGTGGACCTGTTGAAACGTCTATTGAATGGACTCAAAAAGCAGGTATTGAATGGAATACTTTAAATTATTCATTAGTTATGTATATTACAGCTGATGAAACAACAAATAATTATTTTGAAAGATTTAAAACTATTAAGATTTTAGATCCAAGAATAAATAAAGAAAAAACTTGGCAAGTTGTAGGAGTAGATCCATATTATGGGGATGGAATTATTCAAATATTTTTAGATGAATTTTTTGAAAATTCAATTGCTGATGCGGTCGTCGCTGAAAATTCTGCTAAGACTGAAGAAGAAAATCCCATAGATGAGACCGCCGCGCATATTGATGGACCAATAGAAGTGCAACAATATAGTAAGGCTTATTATGAAATTCATAATGCAGAAGATGGTCATTGGTATTTAAAATGGAAGGATAAAGAACAAGACTTGAATAGTTCTTTAAAAATTATTCCATTAAATATTTCTATTGGTGAATTAGGAACATTTACTTTAATATATAGAGTTTAGGGGCAAAATGATATTACACTTGATGTAAAAATTGTTGCTCTGTAAGAGAGATAAAAGGAGTGAATAAAACATATGGTAAAAAATTTAGCTTTAAGACCAATTGATTTTACTTCATCATTCTTATCTTGTGAAAAAGACTTAGAAACGATTTTACGAAAATTATTTGTGGAAAGTCAACCTTATAGTAATGATTTAAAGAAGTTGTTAGTAATTAATACTAAAGATTGTTTAGATAATAAAACAAGTGAAGTATATCAAAAAGCAATTAAAGATATGAGTCTTGCAAAACTCCGAGAAAAAGGTTATATTAAATTTGAACCAAAAATTAAAATGCCAGAACATGAAGAAGTAAAAAGCTATTTGATTTTTACTTTTGATAATTTTAGAACGAATGAAAAAAATCCATAGTTTAGAGATTGTAATATCTATATTGATATCTTATGTCATACGGATTGTTGGGATCTTGGAAATTTTAGAGTTCGTCCTTTAAAAATTTGTGGATATATTGATGGTATTCTTAATGAAGCTCGGCTTTCGGGAATTGGAACATTACAATTTGCGGGATGTAATATATTGGTTTTAGATGAAACTTTATCTGGTTATACATTAGCATTTAGTGCTATTCATGGTACAGATGATGTGTTGCCGAGTTCTCATGGATGGATCAATAGATCATGATAGATGAATTATTATTATTATCTGGAAATGATATTCCTTTTCCTGAAGCGAGATTAACAATTCATCAACCACGTTTAAGAGAAATTGCTTATATTACTGAACAACGTTTTTGGCTTGGATGTGAATTATTAAAATTTAATAAGGAATTTTTATTAGATTAGGACAAAATTAATTTATCCAATATGTCAAATTTTAATATAATAATGATGATGATACGAGAAAAGACATTAGAATCACAACAAGCTCGATTAAATGTATTATCTATTCTTGCATTACTCTTTCCAACAAGTGAGATCTTATTGAATAAAGAGACAATTCAATTGCGAAATCATTAGACTGGTGAAATCAATGAAATCAATGATGAAAATTTTGAAGCTTTTAAACAAATTTTGATTAGTATGTTTTGTCTTACTGATAAAGAAAATAAAGAGTATAATCCAAGTGGTGATTTGGCTCAAAAAATTGCTAATAAGATTAAAAAAGGCCGTGAAACAAAAGCGAAGCTGGCGCCGGAAACAAAAATTGCTATTTTTAGTCGCTACATTTCTATTTTAGCTGTTGGTCAACAGAAAGATATAAATAGATTAATGAATTATACTGTTTATCAATTAATGGATGAGTTTAACCGATATGAATTAAAATTACATTATGATTCTTG